TGAAAGTCTTGACTGGATGCGAAAGCGAATCAAGCGAGTGTCCCGGACTAACGGCCAAGAAGAACTAGAAGTCTATTGCCACCACTATCCAAAATCATGTGGGACTAAATGCGAGCGAATCCGCAAATACTCAATCCGAGCAGCTACGAGCGAAGGCCCGCGTGGCGCTTCCGCTGATTTGCTTTATGTCGATGAACTCCGAGAAATTGATGAAGCCACTTGGGCAGCGGTCACCCCGATCACCCGAGCCAGACCAAATGCCCAAATCTTTTGGACTTCAAATGCTGGCGATCTGACCTCGACTGTGTTGAATGAGCAACGCCGCCGAGCCTTGACTTTTGCCAGTGATCGAATGGGATACTACGAGTACAGCGCCCCGGCAGGTTCATCAGTTGAGGACATCGAGGGATGGAAACACGCAAATCCTGCAATGGGCCACACGATCAGCGATCAAAACATCAGAGATGCCGCAACTTTTGATAGTCCAGATGCTTTCAAAACCGAGTCCTTGTCGATGTGGACAGATGCCATCGATTCGCCCTGGCCGATTCAGGTGTGGAACGAGTGCGAGGCCGATGTGGCACTTGAAGATGGTTTGCCGACTTGGATGGCAATGGACTTGAACTTCAACCGCGAATTGGCTTGCCTAGTTACATTGCAACAGCGAGAAAAGGGCTTTGCCGTATTCCTGCATGAATGGAAAAAAGAGGGCGGCATCAATGACTTGGAATTGGCTGGCGAGATCGCCACACTGACTCGCCGCTATCGCCCAAGAGTGCTGGCCTACGATCCAAACACCGCTGGCTACATAGCGCCAAGACTTGCCCAGGCTGGTGTGCCGGTTGCCCCGACTCCTTGGAATTCAGCCAACTTTGCAATCATGTGCGATCAGACTATGAATGCAATGCAGTCGCGGCAGCTGATGCACCCTGCCCAGGAAACCATGCATGCTCACTTGGTCAGTTGTGCCAGGCGGCCAGCCAGTGATGGCGGTTGGCGGATCGCTCGCAGGGCGGCGCAAGTACCGATCAGCGCGGCAGTTGCATTAGTCATGGCGGTGGGTCACGCTACCGAGCCACAACAAAGTGTGGTTATAGTTAGTGCATAACCCTGCCTTGGGTTCACCCGAGGTCGGCCAGTTATCAAAGAGGGATCAAGAACCACTAGGACTAACTGGCCGATCTGTGTGACAACACGCGCAACAAAGTGACAAAGCCCGACAAAATTATTCAAAGTCAGTTGTCTATGGTGTAATGACAAAATGGGATTCATTGATTTTTTGCTGGGTACACCTACCGAAAAACCACAGATCGAAGCGCGTGCAGGTATTGCCATCCCGTTTTATCAGGATGCCTACTTCACGCCATTCAACACTTTCAGGGTTGACCGATCAAGTGCAATGCAAGTCCCAGCAGTTGCCAGAGCCAGAAACATCATCGCTGGCACGATCTCAACCCTTGGCCTTAACTCTTACAACGACATAACTGGCGCGAAGATTGAGGGCCGCAAGTTACTTGAACAGCCTGATCCAGCAATCCCACTAGCTGTAACGATGGCCTGGACAGTAGAAGACATCCTCTTTCATGGCCGCAGCTTCTGGATGGTTCTAGAAGTTAACCCAGAAGATGGCCGTCCGACACAGGCTCGCCGCATTGATCCAACTCGGGTTACTTTCACAACAGACTTAAATACCCAGGAAATCGTTAACGGTTTCTACATCGAGGGCGGCCTATGTCCGGTCACTGGTGTTGGATCGTTAATCATGTTTAGCGGCATCGATGAGGGAATCCTTAATCGTGGTGGCCGCACAATCTCCACAGCTTTAAAACTTGAAGAAGCCGTCCAGCGCATGGCCAGCGAGCCAAACCCAACAATGGTTATCAAGAACAGCGGCGTTGATCTACCGCCAGAGCAGGTGTCCAGCCTTTTGGCGCAATGGAAACAAGCCCGGGCCACACGCTCAACCGCTTACCTTTCAGGCCCGTTGGATGTGACCACTTTTGGCTACGATGCCGGACAAATGCAACTTACTGAATCACGGTTGAACACAGCAGCGGAAATTGCCCGAATGTGCAACATCCCAGCCTGGTACTTGAACGCTGAAAGCGCCAGTGCTACCTACTCAAATACTACGCAGGAACGCCGAAGCCTTGTCGACTTTTCTTTGAAGCCTTACATGTCCTGTATTTCTGAACGATTGAGCATGAATGACGTGACCCCACGCGGTAGCAGTGTGAGATTTGATCTTGATGATTACTTGCGTGGCAACCCATTAGAACAAATTGAAGTCCTTGGCAAGATGCTTGATTATGGCTTGATCAGCGTAGAAGAAGCCCGTGAAGAAATGGATTTAGCACCGAGAGGAAACCCAAATAATGCAGCTTAGTTTTGAGGGCCAAGTATTAGCGGCCAATGTTGAAACAAGAACCATCAAAGGCCTTGTTGTTCCGTTCGCCAAAGTTGGCAACACATCCGCTGGCCCAGTGCGCTTTGAATTCGGCGCATTTGGTGAAATCGATGCCAGCCAAATCGTTTTGAACATGGAACATGACCGCACACGTCCATTAGGTCGCGGCATTGCTGGCAGTGAAGAAGTAACACCTGCTGGCATTTCAATGGCGTTTAAGATTGCACCTACTGGCGCTGGCAATGATGCACTTGTTGAAGCATCAGAGGGATTGCGCCCAGCCTTTAGCATTGAAGCCAATGTCAATGAATACACCATTGAAAAAGGCGTAATGGTCGTTTCGGCAGCTCGTATGGAAGCCGTAGCGCATGTAACCAACCCGGCTTTCAAGGATGCAACTATTGCAAGTGTTGCAGCAACTGAATCCGAAGAAACCCCAGAAACCACCGAGGCGGAACAACCTGCCGAGGAACAACCACAGGAGATCACAGTGGAAGAAACAACCGCACCAGTGGCAGATGAAGTGACCGCAGCAGCGGTTGTTACTGCCGCAGCACCAGTGGCTTACGCAAAGCCACGTTCACCAATCAACAGCCAAGCAACATACTTGGAACACAAGATCAAGGCAACAATGGGCAATCACGATTCAGCCCAGTATGTAATGGCTGCCGATGATTCCTTTACAACCAACCCAGCGTTCAGCCCGGTTTCTTACGTTAACCAGGTAATCGATACATCAATCGGTTCACGCCCAGCAATTGATGCAATTGGCTCACGCGCCATCACATCATCCGGCATGGTTATCTCACATCCAAAAATCACAACCAATGGAACTGTTGCAGACACCAACGAAGGTGGCGCACCGTCCGAGCAAGGTATTGTCAGCTCGTATGTAAATTTGGACGTAAACAAATTCGCGGGAATGCAGCGCTACAGCCTAGAAATTTTAGAAAGGTCTAACCCAGACTTCTTCCAGGCAATGGTCGACAACATGACACGCGCCTACAACAAGGCAACTGATGCAGCTGTAATCGCAGCGCTAACAGCAGGTGGCACACAGGCAACTGGCGTTGCAGCAACATCCGCTGGCATCATTTCCTACGTTTCCACCGAAGCACCTGCCGCTTACCTAGCAACTGGCGAATTGCCAAGCGCTTACATCGCAGGTACATCACAGTGGTCACTATTGATGGGCGCAACCGACACAACTGGCCGCCCAATCTACAACGCTTACAACCCAATGAACAATGGCGGAGTTGCTGGCCCACAAAGCCTACGCGGCAACGTTCTTGGTCTTGATCTGTACGTTGATCCAAACGCAGTGGCAACAACAATTGATGAATCGGCATTTATTGTCACACCATCAGCAGTTGCGATCTACGAATCACCGATCCTACGCATGTCAACAAACGTTGTTGCATCAGGAGAAATCGAAACAATGCTATACGGCTACCTAGCCTGTGGCGTTTTGGTTGCCGGTGGCGTTCGCCGCTTCAACTTGACCTAAGTCAGTTGACCAATCGTGAGGGCGGTGCGGCCCTGTGCCGCCCTCACACCCCATAACTCTTAGACAGGAAACATAATGGCACTCATTGACATCGAGGAACTCAAAGCAGTCCTTGGCATTGGTGACATCTATGATGATGCCGTTGTGCAAGAAGCTGCTGATGCGGCTGAAAATGTTTTGCTGGCATACTTAACAAAAAACCAATGGGGCGTTATTGCTCATGGTCGCACAAATCTTGTAAATACAATTTATACAGATCGGCCACATGATTGCTATGTAGGACAGTCAGTTGTAATTGCTAATTGTGGAACAAACTTTGACGGCACAAAAACACTAACAAAAGTTACTGAATACTCAATGTCATTCACCGGCACTGGCGCTGATTACCCTAAGCATGGAATCGTGCCTAATGGAACAGTTAACGCCGTGAGCTACATTGACTACGATTTAATCCCAGAAGTGCGCGAAGTCGCGCTATCAATTGCAGTTGACGTGTGGAACTCACGATCAGGCAACTTGGGACAGCAGGGAGTCGATTACCAACCTGCACCTTACAAACTTTCACGCGGACTATTGCAGCGCGTAATTGGACTACTTGGCAAGTGGATCGATGTACGAGGCATGGTCGGATAATGGCAAACCTTTCATCACTTCGATCCAGCCTGGCTACTTCTTTAAGTGCTGCCGGTCGAGTGGTGTACTCATACCCAAACGAGTCCACAACTCCACCAGCCTTGGTGCTAGTGCCTGGTTCGCCATACATGACACCAGTTGCCATTGGTGGACTTAACAACCGAATCAATGTGCGCTTTGATCTGACTGCTGTTGTAGCTGCATCAGACAACCAGGCTGCACTTGCCAAAATCGAGTCATTGATGCTCGATGTATTTGGGGCATTGCCATCAGGTGCATCAGTTACTTCATGGACTCAACCCGTAATGACAGAGATCAACGGACAACAAATGCTTACTAGCCAGATAGCCATCGAGCTAGTGACAACCAACAATGGAAACTAGGAAAGGGTAGCCCAAAATGGCCACTTACATCACCGGTCGGGATTTGACCTTGACCATAGATTCAGACTCATACGATGCACAGGCATCGACTGTTTCTCTATCTGTTGAAAACAACCAGCAAGTATTAGAAGTATTGTCAGGCCGCGCCTACAAGACAGTAGACAAGACTGCAACACTATCTGTTGAAATGTACGCAGACTGGGGCGCAGCAGGTTCACTTTGCGATGCCCTATGGGATGCAGCAGCAGCCGCACCAGATACAGCACTAACATTCTCATTCGATGCAGATGGCAGCACATTTACTGGCTCATGCTTCCCAGCGTTTCCAAATGCTGGCGGCGGCGCGGTTGATGTCTTGACTGCTACTGTTGATTTGATCGTAGAAGATGGAAGCGTTACACGCGCTTAATTTAAAGGAGAACAGGGCATGAAATTACAACTGAAAATCAAAACCGTTAATAACGAATCATTTGATGTCACTTGTGGCATTCCAGAGTTTATTGCTTGGGAACGCTACTCAAAGCGCAAGACCAGTGATCTATCAAATGGCATCGGGATCGAGGACATGGCTTATCTCGCTTACAACGCTTTGAAGCGTACAGGTGAAAAGGTCAAGCCTTTTGACGGTTGGATTAACGACATCGAGGAAATCGAAGCGGTTGAAGCTGACCCAAAAGTCACGGAATAGGGTCACTTCAACGCCTCGTCCTTGAACTCGCAATCCACACTGGGATTAGCATCGCTGAACTTAGTGAACGGACACCCGAGGACATTTTGACCATTATGGAAATACTTGAAAGGAGTGGGGGCAGTGTCAGAAATCAAAACCTCTTTTGAGTTTGATGCAGCTTCTAAGCGCTCACTGTTCAAGGCTTTCAAGGAAATGGATCAAGGGGCTAATCAAGACCTTAAAAATGAAGTGACTGCTATCTCTCAATGGATGGCCGAAAAGATCAAAGAAGCTGCCAACTACGCACCAAATCCAGATCAGGCCAAGGCAGTCGCTACAACAGTCAGAGCAGCAAAAGATCGATTGCCGTACATTCGCGTGGGTGGCGAAAAGATCGTGACATCGACCAGGGCGAGGGCTGGTGACTTGTTGATGGGTTCGGAATTTGGTGGCCCATCACCATTCGCAAACGGTGGCCGCAGATTCTTTCGCCGATCTCGCCAGATGTACCCAAGGGGTAACGCTGGTTATTGGATTTTCCCAACCTTGCGCAGAAACCATGACACATTAACCAATAAATGGCATTCGGCAATTGAGCGCTATGTAGAGAATCCTTGGGGTCGAAATGGCTAAAGAACGTAATTTAAAGTTAAACCTTTTAACTGATACATCTAAATTTAATGCTGGTATGAAGTCAGCCCAAACAAATGTGGGCGGACTTGATAAGAGTGTGCAAAAGGCAACCAAGGCAGCGGCAGCCGCTTTTGCAGCCCTTGCGGTTTCAGCAGGTTATGCAGCAATCAAAATCGGCAAAGACTCGGTTGATGCTGCAATCAAGGATCAGGCCTCACAGGTCAAACTTGCCAAGGCTCTGCAAAACACAACTAAGGCTAATGATGCACAGATCAAGTCAGTTGAAGAATACATAACCAAGCAACAACTGTCGCTGGGTATTTCTGACAATCAGTTGCGTCCGGCTTTCGCTAACTTAGCCCGAGCCACCGAAGATTTAACCAAGTCCCAAGAACTTACAAACCTAGCAATGGACATTTCAGCTGCTACGGGTAGAGATTTAGAAACCGTATCGCTAGCGCTTGGCAAGGCCTACAACGGCAACTTCGGCGCATTGACCAAACTGGGCATTCCTCTCGATGAAAACATCAAAAAGACAAAAGACTTTGATGCCCTAACACAGCAATTGACCACCACTTTTGCAGGTTCAGCCGATGCCGCTGCATCAACCTATGAGGGCAAACTCCGCCGCATGAATGAAGCCAGTGGCGAGTTGCAAGAATCCATCGGTGAATTGCTTTTGCCAGCGGTCACCGAATTTATCGATTACATGAACATGAAAGCAATCCCGGCACTTAGCCAGGTGCGAGATGGCTTTGCTGGTGTTAAATCATCGGCCAATGGACTTGGGTATTCGATCGGTGAAGAGTTTAGAAACCTATCGGACAACGTAGGCAAACTATTCACTAATCTAAGTTTTGAGGGCAACGGAGTTATTGCCCTATTTCTTGCCGATGTTTATGGCAAAGTCAAAATGGTTGCTGATGTATTTGAAGCGGTCAACACCGTAATCACCAAATTCAAGAAACTATTTGGCTTACCAATTGCCGCCGCAACTTCATCAAATGCTTCAATTCAATCCAGAGATGCTGCCAGATCGGCTGGGCGTAATGCTGGTAATACTGCCAGCGTTAATACTTTGCAAGCTTATGCGGACTCTTTGAGCCTTGATGTCGCTGGATCAAAGGGTGCTAAAAAAACCAAAAAACTTAAAGAACTTACAGCTGCTCAAAAGGCTTTGAACGAAGCCTTGGCCGAAGCCGCCAGAGTAGCCGAAGAAGCCCAGCGAGCCTTTGACGATTACGCAGGTTCAGTGTCGGATGCATTGTCCAGCAACCTATCGTTCGAGAACGCATTCCAAAATCGTGGCGAGGGTTCTTTCATGTCAGCGCTACGCAACCAGGCTAATCGAATCCGAGAATTTGGTGGCCGTATTGCCAAACTGATCTCAATGGGATTATCACGCGGCGCATTGTCCCAAATCTTGGCAGCAGGGCCAATCGTTGGATCACAAATTGCCGATGAACTGATCATGGGTGGCGATGCAGCAGTTGGCGAAACTAATGCCATTGTTGGCAGCATTGCAGATTTCAGCAACATGCTTGGCCAGTCAGCCGCCACAGGCCTTGGTGGAAGCAATCCAAATGGTGGCGTAAACATCACCATAAACGGCGCTATCGATCCAGAGGGTGTGCGTAGAAGCCTTGAATTGCTATTCCAGCAGAGTGGCGCTCGCATCGGTGATGTCAACTTCGCTGGGGCTAACCTGTGACAACCTACACGCCTTATCCGACTGTAACTTTTGCCAGCGGTACAAGTTATACAGATCAGACCATCGCCAACATCAGCATCACGCTTGGCCGCCGGGACATCATGGAACAGGCTCAACCTGGCTATGCTCGAATTGAACTCTGGACTAGCTCGGATGAACCAATCAATGTGTCATTGGCTGAATCTGTTGAAGTGTTTATCAAAGACACAACTGGCACAAACCAGCAGATTTTTGGCGGCTCAATTTCGGACATTGACATCAGCCTGGACAGTTACGGGTCAGTGGGGTCGATCGCTCGTTACAGCATCACAGCCGTTGGCCCATTGGCGTTGCTTAATCGCCGCACCGCGGGCCTGACAGGGTTTGCAAAAGAAAAAGATGGAACGCGAATTCTGAATGTACTAACCGAGGCCTTTTTGACTAACTGGTCAGATGTGTCGCCAGCCCTTAGGTGGAACGGTGTCCCAACTGGAACAACCTGGGCAAGTTACGATGGCACATCGATCAGCCTGGTTAATAACCTTGCCACTTCAATTGACGTGCCTGGGCAATTTGAATTGACTGCCTATTCAGGCGGCGAAACTAATGCCTTGACCCTAGTCCAAGAAGCTGCACAATCGGGTCGTGGCGTTTTGTTTGAATCCGAGGATGGTGACATTCACTATGACGATTATTCGTCCCGGGCTTCCAATCCTGTAATCACTCTCACAGCTGACGACATCCTTGCCAGAGGCCTTTCATCGTCCAATCAATGGTCAGGCATTGTCAATGATGTTGAAGTGACTTACAAGAACAACCAGTCCAAGTACGCAAGGGATGAACAGTCAAACATCCTTTATGGGCAGTTGTCGGGCAAGCGCACAACCATTCTTGAAAATGGGACAGATGCCCAGACCCAGGCGGATGCGTTTTTGACTTCCAGAGCATTCCCACGAATGTACCCAGAAACAATCACTTGCCCTTTGCACAGCCCTACTATGACCAATTCGACTCGAAACAGCCTGATTGATGCCATCGTTGGTACAGGCATAACCACCACAGCATTGCCAGCAGTTTTCGGTGAAACCTTTGACGGTTACATTGAGGGCTTGAATTGGAACTTGACCCGTTACACAGCAGAATTGGCACTTACAGTTTCAGCGAAATCAGAAACTTATCCAAGTGTTATTTGGTATCAAATACCACCAACCACAACTTGGGCAGGGTATACTCCAAGTACGACAGAATGGCAGGATCTCTAAATGGCAACTACTACCCCTAATTATGGATGGAGTGTCCCAACCTCGACTGATTATGTCAAGGATGGCGCTACCGCTATTGAAACTTTAGGCGATTCAATTGATGCCAGTGTCTACAACAAAATTTATGGTGTTACTCGCCAATTAGCTGCAAACAGTACCTACAATAACCAAACAACTTTTGCAGATATACAAAATGCAGCGGACAAAACCGCTTTGGATTTAAGTATTGTTAAAAAGCAAGCGAGCAGTTTACTTGTCTTGCATTTTAACATGGCCGTGTATTTGAATTCTGGCGCTGGGCAAGGATTTTATGGGGCTGTAAATATTGGCGGAACAGACTACGCACTGGCTGGCGGCTATATAACAACCGCAGTTTCAACCGGGTTTATGTCAGGTACGCGGATCATCAGTGGCTTAGGCGCTGGAACTTACGCAGTCAAACCAAGATTCGCAGCTGGTGGTGCATCGCAATTTTTATTACCAGCGCTATCTTATGTTAGTTACACGGTTCAGGAGTTACCACAATAATGGCAACAGCAAAAATTAAACAGCAAACTTTTGACACTGACCCAGAAACAGGCATTGCTACTGTACGGGACATGACAGATGAAGAACAAGCAATATTTGACGCACAGATTGCTGCGTTAAACGCTAAATAAAACTTAACCACAGGGCCATGACAAGAAAGGGCAATCATGGCCTTACCAATTAAGAACGGCAAGATTACAACCGCTTACGGCAAAAAAGGCAAGATGTGGTCAAAGGGCTACCACACAGGGGTTGACTTTGCAGTCCCTACCGGCACTGATGTGTTGGCAGTAGCCGATGGCAAGATTGAAAACGCAAACTGGGGCAAAGCCTATGGAACACAATTAGTCCAAAAGGTTGAGGGTGGATGGGTAATCTACGCACACTTGTCCAAGGCGCTGGTTAAGCCAGGCGATAAGGTAACCAAGGGACAGCATATCGCTGAATCAGGTAATACAGGCAATAGTTCCGGAGATCATCTTCACTTCGAGCAGAGATCAAATATTCGCTGGTCAGCTGGTAAAGACATCGATCCGAAAGCGATCCTAGAGGCATGAGCAAATACAAGACTTTTGCGGTGCGAGTGATTGCACTTATTGCATACGAGGGATTAGCCACTTTTGGCCTTTCGGCTGGTGTAGGCATTGAGCCAATCAAAGGCGCGTTGATGGCTGCACTGTTGCCACTTGTAGTTGTGCTACGCGAAACCGCCAAGGGCTTAATTGATGATGGCAAGTTAACGCAGTCCGAAATGGACAGCGCAATCACTGCTGGACAGAGTGCAAAGAAAAAGTGAAGCGCGCCTCGGTAATCATCGGGGCAGTCTTAGTCTTAATCGCATCACCTGTGATCGGTCAGGGCTTAGAGCCTTATGCCGTAGCACAAGCCAAAACATCTGGGCTATGTAAGGCAACCGATTCACAGTCCTACAAGTCAGGCAAGTGGACAACATTTGCTGGGTGTGACCCGTTTGAAGTAGGTGGACCTCGGTCATTGTTCTTCGCACAGCTGCATTTGGAATGTGAGAAGCGCCCAAGGTGGGTCAAGATCCGATTGGCTCGCTTGTTGCCTGACGGCTCAATGGATACAACCGGGACAAACACCTGGACACTGGGCAAATCTGCACCTCTTAAATGGCAAGGTTCAACCTGGTGGGAATCAAAGACTGATTACCCAATGGTCGCTCAATTTAAAGTTGGCGGCGGTAAATGTGTAAGCAATCAACGCCAATTCAAATGGTGGACACCATGAAACGCCGATCTCTATTCATTGCATTATTTGTTGGTGGGCTAATGTTTGTGCAGCCAGTACCGGTATTTGCTGATCAAGGCTTAACTACGGTTGTTTGTGCAGATCCCGAGGGAAATCAAGTCACGCGCCAAATTGGCTGGGATAACTCTAACCAATTCTTTGAGGGTCGCGGTTATATTCCAAGGCTTTACTGTGAGGGTGGTTACGCTGGCCCTTACACAACCTACATAAGCGATGATTTACCTGCCGATAGTCCCTTAGGCTACTTCGCAGGGATTCGGCCAACACCAGAACCATCACCAAGCCAAACCATAACCATCGAGCCAACGCCTTTGCCATCGCCTATTCCTACTCTCCAACCAAGTCCAGAACCTACACCAATACCAACACCTAGCGAGCCGCCACCTGTGCCAACAGTGACACCAGAGCCGCCGTCAGAGCCGACACCATCACAAACACCGCCAGCGCCGCCAACGCCACAGCCAGAGCCACCAACGCCAGAACCCGAACCACCCGTTTTAGCATCGCCACCGCCATCGTTAGCACCTGAACCGCCAGCCATTGCGCTAGCACCCCCAATCGTAATTGAACTACCACCGCTTTTAGCGGATTTGCCAGGGGCTGCCCAAGTCCTAGCAGCTGCCGAAGCGATCATGAATGTCGGCAATGACATGACACCCGAGCAACGTGAGGAATCACAAGGCGTTGTTGTGGGTGCAGTCCTTGTCGGTCAAATAGCAGCAAGCATTAGGAGAGTGAAATGATGAAATGGCTACGGAAGTATGTGGAAGCAATAACCGCTGACACATACACCTATGTAGGCCTACTCATTGCGTATTTCACCCTTGATGGATCAGCAAAAAAGGTGACAGGGCTACTGATCATCATGGGGGTTTTGGTGTGGTTATTAACCTTGCCATTACGCGATGACGACACGCCGAAAGAATAACTAGACACCTTGTCACCGATTGTCATACTATGTCACTAAGGAAAGAGGGCCAATGGAAAAGTATCTAACAGCCAAGGAAGCAGCTGACAAACTACGGGTGAGCGAAAGAACGCTGATCAGATGGGAAAAGTCAGGGGCGTTAAAGCCTAAGCGCATTGGTGGCGTTAAGCGATACAAAGCCAGCGACCTAGACAAATAGAAAAGAGAAACAGGGCATGGGTTTATTAACATTTATGGGCTTCGGTCTATTCTTCATCATTGGCGTACTTGTCGGAGTAGCCGTAGAGAATAATCACCAACAACAAAAACGCCGTGAGGAATCAATCCGTTATTGGCGTTGGGCAAACAACATTGACAACATCGAGCAACAGATGGTCAAGGATGGGTGGCAACTGTAATGGCTGGCTTTGACTTAGAGGCATATACAACCGTTCAAGAGCGCATTATCGAGTTTTACAAGATGTATCCGGACGGCTCATTGCAGTTTGAATTTAAGGGAATACTTGACGGCTCACCGCAAATGATGTGGGGCATCGCTTACGCATACAGGCATCAAGGCGATCAGCGACCAGGCATTGGAACAGCAGCCGAACTTATTGAGGGGAAAACCCCGTACACCAGAGGCAGTGAACTTCAAAACCTAGAAACATCAGCCTGGGGGCGATGCCTAGCGGCGTTAGGCCTTGGCTTATCTAAGGGCATTGCATCCAAGCAGGAAGTACAAGCTGCAAAAGATCGCCAAGCACCTGGGCCAGCAAAACCAAAAGAGGTTGATCCTTGGGCATTAGCAGATGAACCAAAATTTGATGTGCCAGTGTGCGCTCATGGCCACATGCAACGCAAGACAGGATTTAAGAAGAACGGCGATCCTTACAGCGGTTGGACATGTGCCGAAGTAACTGGCGCGGCTAGATGTGAAGCAATCTGGGACAAATAATGTGCGATCATGGTGAACCAAGAGGCGCTAGGTTTTGTGCGTTGTGTAGGCGTGATGGTGTGTCAATCAAACTGGACAGCATTAAACAAGCCAGCGATCATGCTGATGGAACTTGGTGGGCTGCATCAATGCGAGCCATTAGCCATCTAGCAAAGACTCGGGACACATTCACAGCTGATGATGTGCTTGAACTGGTTGAGTCGCAGGGCTACACAACAAAAGAAAACCGAGCAATGGGCGGAGTCATGCGACATGCTCAATCAAAAGGCCTGATCGAAATCACAGATGTATTCGAGCCAAGCCATAACAAGCGCAAGCATGCCAGCCCTACAAGGGTGTGGCGCTCGCTTATCGTCCCGGCACAGATGGAGTTAGTCAGTGAGTGAATCAGAGGTCATGCGTTGCGGTTGTGGCGGATGGGTGTACATAGGCAAGCCATGTGGGTTCTGCCTTAAATGGAGTAATCGTGGATGAATTAGAAAAGGTATTGGAAAACATTATGAAAGAACCATTAGGGCCAGATGCAGTGTGGGCAAGCATTCAAGGCAAGATCAAAGGTCATTACTTAGCAGCCCAGAACTTGCCACAGGCTTGTAAAGAATGCGCCAGGATACTTGAACCAGTTGACTTCGGTGTCGATCCTGATAGCAATGAAAGAATGTGGGTTACGCATTGTTGTGGTAATTGGGATAAGTATTACGAGAAGCTTGGGCCAGCCGACTTAATTTAAAAAGCGCGACACGCTGATCCCAAGAAAGAACAACGTGCCGCGCACCGATGCGCTAGCATCGTAAGCCTCAACGCTCTAGGCAAGAGTATAACTGCTGACCGACTAATCAATCGGTTAAACCGCCGTTAGATGGCGTATCACTGGCATGGAGAAACACCATGTAAAACCCTTTAAACACAACAGGGTGAGCCTTAGCAGCTGATGTCAAAACGAATCGCCTGGCATCGAACTATAAAAGCACTATGGCACACGGCGCGATTGTCGAAAGACCCATGACCAATACCGCTTCCACATACGGTGAGGATGGCTGAAACAATGCCATTCCCTGCCCACTAGCCAAACCGGTGAGAATGACCTACAAAGTTGTAACATTGACAACATGACTCGCTGGGTGCAAGTAAGGCATGAGGATCTATTGGAGTATGTGGCAATGGTTGAACACCTGACCAAGGATCACACCAAACTTCAACAAGAGATAAGCGATGCAAAGACATTGGCCAGCATCATTGAAGCAACATACAAAGAACGCTTGGACAAACTAACTGACCTAATACTTGACATACATCCAGCCAATTACAAGTACGAACGTGGACTGCTGGATGCCTACAACATAGTGAGTGGTTATGAGTAGAGCGCACAGCCAAGGCACAACGACAGAGTGGCGCAACCTAAGAGCTGCATGCTTCCGGGTATGGGGTAAGTCTTGCCTGATGTGTGGTGATAGAGCAACAGACGTTGATCACATCATTGAGTTGGCAGCAGGTGGAACAAACACTATTGATAATGTCCAGCCATTGTGCAGGGATTGTCACAAAGCAAAGACTGCTCGGTTCAACAGTACGTCTAGGAAGCGCACAGACGAATCAGGACGGGTTAAGTTTTATTTAGCGTTTAACGCAGCAATCTGTGCGTCAAATATTGCTTGTTCTTCATCTGTCATGTCCCGTACAGTAGCAATGCCTGTTTCTGGGTCAGTGTCAAAAGTTTGCTGTTTAATTTTTGCTGTTGCCTTTATTGTGGTAACTCCTGAACCGTG